TATTAACTAAAAAAATTATTCTGCTTTTAAAATATATCCACCCAAAGATAACCCAGTTATAAACTGCTCGTCTTTAACAGCCTTTTGAAGAGCATCTGATTTAATTAATAAATGCATTAACCATGAGCCTTCAGGTATCTCTCTGTCATTTACAAGCAACTTAGTACCATCAGGAACTACATAAGAGCCAACAACTACTACATCATCTTTAGTTAACGGAACACCATGTCTAAACTTAATAGTGCCATAAAAGTTCTGATTATATGTAAAGCACATATCTTTAATAGCTTCTTTATCAAATACATCACCATCACTATCCTCTTGATCAGGAACAGCAACTATACCAACAACCTCAGTATAATCTTCATAACTAGAATCATCTTTCTTAATTATCTCAAAATCAGAAGTAATAAAAGTTTCCTCTTCCTGCTTTGCCTTACAATACTTTTCATATAGGCTCCGAGCTCTAGACTCAACTTGAGGATATCCATGTTGTGCGGCTCTAGTTATTGCAGCTCTTAAAAGTCCACAATGAATAGCACCGTTTTCAGGATCTTTAAAAGGAAAGAGCCGTTCACCATTTCCTCTAACCAGCAAAAAATAACTGGCAGGAAATTGACGCCTTCTATGTTGAGTCATATATGCATGTCTAATCCTTTGACTTATCGTTCCTTTTACAACATTAGGCATTTTATAATCCTCCTATGTTACATATACGCCAAATGGTGTTACTTGTCAAATTGCTACTTTTTCTTATTAACTACTATATCTTTTTCATTTTTACCTAACGGCAAATCAGCCATATCAAGCAGTGCTTGTTCAAGTTCAGTTGTAGGAGTGATTACTCCTTGAGCAACTAATCTTGCAACAAATGATGCTAAATCTTTTAAATCAGATAAAGTAGCAGGTCCAAAACTAAAAGTAGGAATATCTTTTAACTTAATTCCATTTAATAAACAAACAGGCTTTATTATTTGCTCATTAATTGCTTGAGCAAACAGTCCAGCATAAGCATTACATGCCAATAAAAACACTTGTATTTGATCTTTAATGTTTGCGTTATTAGTAGATGCAAACATGCCACCTGCTAAAAACCCTTGTAAAAGCCCAGTAAGCATTTCAGTATTATATCTATTAATAATCTCAGTAGTATCAATAGATGCCTTACCTGTTGGTCTTTTAAGCTCAAAATTAAACCCATCAGGCATAAAAACACCAAACAACTTAGCATTTGAAACAGCTCTTAAAACAGTATTGACCCAATTCAATGTCTTAGCTACAGCAGGATCATAGGTTTGCTTATTGGCAGGATCAGCCGCAGAAACATCTAAGCCTGCAGGCCCAGTAATAACTGGAATGCCTCTTAAATCATATCTAACAGACACTGCTTCAGATGCTTCAACAGAGAGCTTATAAAAATACGGCTTATAACACTTCCTTAAAAGAGAAACCCCAAACGGATTTCTAAAATGCGAATTAATAGCAAAATGAAAACACTTAGTAAACGGAATCTCAAAAGTTCCATTAACTGTAACCTGCATTACTAAATTTTCTGGAATATTAATCTGATAAACAGAAACAGGAGAGATAGGAATAATATCAACTAAAATCTTACCTTTATAGACTCTTTCACCAATAAAGAATCCATAAGTAAAAATAGAAGTTAATGAATAAATGAATTGATCTATTTTTATGAGCTTGAATATTTGTTCAACAAAATCGATAGCATTTTGACTATCACCAGTTAAATGCCGTTTGAGTCTAGGGAAGATGAGCTCTAAGTGCTCTAATGCACCGCCGATAACAGGATCTTGACGGCGCATTTTCCTATACTCAGTCATATTTTTAGGAAACTCAAGATCTGGCAGCCATTCATCTATAGGAATGCCATCAGAAACTTGAGCTCCTGTAGTTCCATAGACCTTCTGAATAGGTGCTGTTTTTGGTTTGAAAAACTTTTTTAATATATTCATTTATAGATTCTTTTTAGCCATTTCAATTTTTTCTTTTAATTCTTTTTGAGAATCATCAATAGCATTATTGGCTTCATCTAATAGGTCTTTAATTTCTTTTTTTATTGAGCCTTTAAAGATATATCCACAAACAATACCAACTATAAAGGCAATCCCAATAAATAAAATTTGCCATCCTAATGCAGATAATAAATCAGCCATTTTGTACCTCACATTAAAAATTTACCAAATTCACCAAATCCCTCACTATCATTCCAACCGCTAATTAGTTCTAACGGTTTAATAAAGTTTTGAGGGACATATACTTTTTCGTAAACTGTAACACTATCAAGTGCACATGTCAAACTAAGTGCATCTAAATAGTTAGTAGAATGTCCAACTAGTTTTTTTAATTCATCTTTTGTTACAACAGAAATAAACCCTTTAGGATCTTCCTTAAAATAAACATTTACTATTTCTTTTTTTAATTCCTTAGGGGGCTTAACAGGAAAATGCAGCTTATTAAACTCTTCTTTAAGTTTATATAACACCTCTTCTCTTCTCAGCTTAAACTTATCTCTTTCAAATGCCTTTTCTGAGCCTTTATGTCCTATTATAACAGCACGTTTATAATACTGCTTTAAATAACTAAAAGTTCCAGAGCCTTCACCAATAGCATCAACTACAATATAAACCTGCTTGTCAGGATAGAGCATATCACATATTTCCATAGTCTTTTGAGCCAACTTAATAGGATCTGTTCTTTCAAAAGAATCCCATCTAGTAATAGAATAGCCTTGTCTATGACATAAAACCCCAATATCTTCACCAACACCACCAACATCTATTCCTACTACAATACGTCCAGAATGAAAATCTCTTTGATGCATTACAATTCTATCATATTCATCAGGAGTAACAATCCTACTATCATTGCTTACAATCGGCTCACCTAATACTTTAACTCTATATTCATTAGAATTTTCACCATATGTCCTTGCAATCTCTTCTGCAAACCCTTCTCTAACAAGAGGGCTATTAATATTAGAAAACTGCAAAAAACAATATCCCTTATGATCCTGACTAGTAACAATATCATAGAAAAATCCAGAAGTAGATCCAGGGTTTGATATCAATAATATATGGTTATTCTCATCAGTAAGAGTAGCATCAAATGATAATAAAATGTTATCGCTAACATCAGATGCCTCATCAACAACAATCAGCATCCAATCAGCATGCATTCCTGCCATTTTACCAGAAATATTGTTCTTTTTATCTTTTAGGCTTTCTTTAGAAGGAGTTCTAACTGTAAGCTGCCAATGTTTTAAGCCCTTAATATGAATCTTCCTCGTTTTAGCATTTAACATCCATCCATATTTACATCTTTCAATCCATTTAGAAACTTCAGACCATAGACCATCTTCAACTTGATCACCAACAGGACCAGTTAAAATAATCTTAGATTCATAATGGCATAAAAGACCCCATATAGACAAAAGAGCAGCAATTGCAGTCTTACCAATACCAGTACCACTGCTTACAGCTAACTTTTTAAACTCTAACAAGTTTTTACAAATTTGAATTTGCTGTTCAGTAAGGAAATCTAATTTAAGTCCAGAAAAGTCTATACAATCCTTAAAAAAGCCGACAGGATCATCTCCATACCGCTCTTCAAGCAGTAATCCAATAGCTTTTAACTTAGCAACTACTGTTTCAGGAGTTAGTTTTCTTTTTCTTGCCACGTTTAATCAGAAGCTGTTTTAAAGTTTCATCTGCTTGATTATCTTGACTATCTTCATTGTCTTCTAAATCAAACACCATAATGTTGCTTAAGTGCTGAAGCACTTTAGATGCTGTACGAGTAGCTAATTCACCTTCTTTGTTCATTTCTCTAATCATGACCAACAATGCCTTTTGAAAGGCATACATCATGGTCATGCTAGTTTTATGCTTAACGGTCTTTTTTACATACTTCTGAAGCTCTTTTTCAATGTTAGGATCTAACCTAACAGCCTCAATCCAAGTTGAATAATTATATCCAAGATTAGCCAATGCTTGCTTAATAGAACCAAAATCTAGATATGCATCAGCAAGCATGGTTAAAAAACTCGGGCTTTTAAACTTCTTAACTAACTCCTGCTCAATTTTGTTGTTTAAAACAGTTAGCTTGCTCATAATTAACCTATAAAACAAATATTACATTTTGTCAAATATGTAACAAAAAAGCCGCCATCCGAAGATGGCGGCCAGCCGCATAGCAGTGGTTGTGGGGGAGAAGGAGGAGTGAGGGGCAACTATTGCCTACTTTGCTTTATAAGCCATGATGCAGGAGTCCCATGCATCAGCTCATACCATGTTTTAGCTGCAATCACCATTAAGCCAGTAGTATAGTCCTTATAATCCTGCACTCTATCATGCTTTAAATAATACTTACATACTACTGACTTCTCATACACAGGTCTTAATACTTTTTCAAAAATCTCATGAGCAGTTAAAGAACTGCCTTCATGCTGATAGAGCACGCATACCTGATACACTACCTGCTCCATGTCCTTATGTGCCCAATAATCTAACGAAGCACTATAAGAGTTTATAGTCCAAATTAAGAATGCTAAAGACAAAAGACCTAACCCTAAGAAAAAGATTGAAACCTTTAAATAACCTCTTCCTCTCATAATTACCTCCCTTCGTTTTTTATTATTCTAATCCTAATATTTTATTCGCTGTTTTGTCAAGCATTTTTTTACCTGTATTCACTAAAACCCCTTTTTTCTCCATAGTTCTACCAATTACCCAAGATCCAGTAACTCCAGCCCATGCTGTCCAAAACGCAGCTGGTAAGTCTGGAAGAGGAGCAGTTAATAAATGAATCTTATCAACGTTGCTTACAAACAGCATTAATACCCGTGCTAAAATAGGAAACAGCACTTTATTTATTCCTATATACGCTATGCCAGCATACGCAATCGTTGGGCGTGCCCTTCTTACATAATTATCTCCAGACGCTAACTCAGCTTTAATTATCTCAGACCGAGCACTAATAGTTGCCCTTAAAGTATTCTCCATCTCAGTAAATTTATCCTGCAGTAACTTCTGCGTTTCTAACTGCAGCTTCTGCTTCTCTTCTGGAGATAAATGAAACTGATCCACCACTTTAGATATGCCATCTAAAATGCCGCTAATCCCACCAGTAAAGAGCGATGATATATCAAAGCCCATTCTTAATTTCTCCTAAAATAGTCTCTTTATCAAATGGTGCAGGAACTAAAATTACTTTCCTAGCTAACCCATTAGACAAAATATCACATGCTCTAAAATTACACCCTAACAATTTATTATCATTTTTAATTTCTTTTTTTAATTCATCTACATTATTATACCCTCTTTTATGCGCCTCGTCTTCTGTAACCCATTCTAGTTTACTATCTTCTTTTAAAAACCCAACAAACAATATATCTAACGGATACCGCTTATATACTGGAACAATTATTTTCTCAAAAAATTCACTCCTATTAAACATATTAATTTTGTTTAAGTAAATAAAATAAACATCAAATAACGTCCTACTTGCAACAATATTAAATTCACCTATATAATTTCTTACCAAACCAGCCGTTATCATCACCTCAGCTAACTCTTGGCTTTTAATATTGCGTCTTTCCAAAAGTCTAAAAACATTAATAGCTGTGTGGTCACTTAAAAAGTGACCTAACGATTGAGCTACTTTCTTAGCTACAGTACTCTTACCAATACACCTTGCTCCACAGAACCCTATCCTCATAACTTATCTC